ACAATGCCACCCCGGTTCTTTCTGCTGTTGAAAATGCAACAGAACAGATCGACGGAGAAACAGCACAGGTAGAAGTTTCAGCTGACGATTCAGCTACACAGATTGTCAATTCCGCATCAAATGCTGTAGAAAATTTTGATGGACAATCGGGAGATGCAGAAATAGGAGCAGACGATAGCGCCACCCCGGTAGTATCCGCCGCTTCTGATGCGGTGGAGAATTTCGATGGAATGAGCGGGGATGCTGAGATTGGTGCTTCTGATGAAGCTACGCCGGTTATCCGGGCTGCTCAGGATGCAGCAGAATCATGGGGAGGAAGCGTGTTTAATGCTACTATCGGTGTCATAGATGCGGCGACCGCCCCAATATCCAAACTTGCGAGTATAGCAAAGAATCCGGTTGTGCAGGGAGCATCATTGATCGGTGCCAGCTTTGGTGTGGCAGAATCGGTTAACTCCTTCCAAGACTTTGAAAGCATGATGTCACAAGTCAAGGCTATCTCTGGTGCAACAGGGCAGGCATTCGATGATCTGACTGCAAAAGCACAGGAGATGGGAGCGACCACCAAGTTTACGGCTACAGAATCAGCTGAGGCGTTTAATTACATGGCTATGGCAGGATGGAAGCCGCAACAGATGATAGATGGTATATCCGGCATTATGAGCCTTGCAGCAGCTTCCGGAGAAGACCTTGGGACAACTTCTGATATCGTTACGGATGCTATTACTGCATTTGGTTTAACTGCAGGAGACGCTGGACATTTTGCTGATGTATTGGCTCAAGCAAGTGCGAATGCCAATACAGATGTATCTATGCTTGGTGAATCATTTAAATATGTGGCTCCTGTAGCTGGTGCTATGAAATATTCAATAGAAGATACATCGTTAGCATTAGGCTTAATGGCCAGTGCAAATGTTAAAGGCAGTATGTCTGGTACAGCATTAAAAACTTCCATAGCTAATATGGTAAAACCTACCAATGATATGGCAGAAGCCATGGATAAATACGGAATTAGTATCACGGATGGCGAAGGGAATTTAAAGTCGCTTAAAGGTGTTATTGATAACGTAAGAGGAAGTTTAGGTGGGCTTTCCAGAGATGAGCAGACAGCAGTAGCATCTACTATCTTTGGTAAAGAAGCAATGGCAGGAATGCTTGCGATTGTTAATGCCAGTGAAGAAGACTATAACAAGTTGAGTAATGCTATTTATAATGCAAATGATGCGGCAGAGGACATGGCAGACACAATGCTGGATAACCTGAAAGGTTCGTTCACACTGATGCAGAGTGCTATCGAAGGTACGGAGAATGCCTTTGGAAAACGGTTGTCTCCGTATTTAAGAGGAATTGCAGGTGGAATTACCGATATGATGCCTGAGATAACGGATGGAATCAATGCGGTTATGGATGTGGTAGATGATAAGATTGCAGGCGTAAAACGCAAGATCACTGATATGACCGGTTCTGATGAATGGAAGAATGCGGATCTGTTTGGAAAGATAGACATAGCATGGGATTCAATAATCGCAAAGCCGTTCGGGAATTGGGTTTCTGGAGATGGCGCGCAATTAATATCAAGCGGGCTTGGCACATTATTTTCAAGCGCAGCGGCTATTCTTCCGGGAGGTGAAAAAGCAGGACTAACATCGTGGTTAAGTGCAGGAGTTCTAGCGAAAGGAGCGGTGGCGATCGCACAAAAAGGGAAAAGTGTAGTGGAAACCCTATCCCCTATCGGAGATGCTATCAGTAATATTACAGAAGCTGCCGGAAGCGCAAACGATGTGATGGATTTCGCAAGTAATCTGGGCTCAATGATTCCTATGGGAGCAAAAGTTGGACTTGCGGCAGCGGGAATTACAGCTGCGATTATAGGAATCAAACTTGCAATCGACAAGTATAACCAGACTCAGCTTGAGAATAGTTTGGAGGAACATTTTGGGAAGATTAAATTATCTGCAGACGAAGTCAAAGATGTGGCGGCAGGAATACTGAATCAGAAGTACCTTACCAATGTCGAACTGGCACTAAATGAAGTACAGAATGCCGACAATCTGAGAGCTGAAGCACAGAAAGCTTTAGAGTCAAATGATGTCCTTGAGTTCAAGAGCAGAGTTGGAATCACTTTGACAGCTGATGAACAGCAGGAATATACGGATAATATTAATACTTTTGTTGAAAGCAAGATATCTGAACTGGAGAGCCGTACATTTGCGGCTCACATTCACGTCCAAACATATCTCGGAGGGACAGAAGACGGCCAGACATTAGCCCAGAACATCAAGGAATGGGCTAGAGCGGACAATTTAGAACTATCCGATTTATCCAGTCAGCTGTCACAAAAGGTCTCTGAGGCCTTGAAAGACGGCATCGTTGATGTGAATGAAGAAGAAGCTATTAGTGCATTGCAGGAGAAGATGAATAACATTACTGCCCGTTGGAAAGAAGCCGAAGCACAAGCACAGTGGGACTGGATAAACCAGAAATACGGTCAATTAAGCGCGGCTGATCTGGAAAGCGGTTCGTTTACAGACTTGATGGATGAAATGCGAAGCCAGCGCGAGACTGCAATGGAAAGCATTAAAGCAGATACGACTCAGTGGTATTCGGAATTGGAGGCAATGAAGGACTATGGAAGAATTACTCCTGAACAGTATGAGAGCTACAAAGAACAGACTGGATGGTATGTAAGAGGCCAGGAAGGTTCCGAATTGTCGAAGAGCCTTGAACTTGGAAGCAACACTTTGAATGACACATACGGTGAGAAGATTACCGGAAACATCCAGACGCTTACAGAAAATACACAGAATGCTTTGAAGAGTGCGGAAACCAGTTTACAGAGCGAAAGTTATGGAATGATTGCGGGCACCTTTGAAGATGCGTTTAAATCAATGGATGATGGTAGCGGATTCTTTGGATTTGGCGCAAACGCTAATCAGAGAGCACTAAACGATCTGTATCAATCAATGGCACCAGACGTTAGCCGGATGGGAAGCTTGATTGATCAGTACAGAGAAGCAGGGCAGGCAGTACCGAAGAGCCTTATGGAAGGATATAAGGAAGCAATCGAAGTTGGTGCGGCAGCAGGTGATGTTGATGCGGCTTGGCAGAATTACGCAAACCAAATTCTTGAATCCGGAAGTGAAGAAATGAAGAGCGTTCTCACAGACCCGAGCAATCCTGCGTACAAAGATTTGCACGAACAGTTACCTGATGAGCTTAGAACTGCAATTGATAGGGCTGCGGCAGAAACAACAACAGATGAGATAACTCTTGAAGGGTTGAGAGCCGCTGTTGATGGAGATGTGGATATTGATAAAGATTCCTGGGTATCAGCGCTGAATGAAAAACTGGGAGATCTCGCAACTACTGAAGAGGTTACTGCTGACAGCATAAAGATTAAAGTTGAGCAGGGGGATTGCCTTTGGGAAATTGGCAATGCTCTTGGAATTGACTGGCAGACTATTGCGGAACAGAATGGCATCGAAAGTCCATACGTTATTCATCCAGATCAGGAACTCACCATCTCCATGGACACAATAACTGCTGAAATGGACGGAGATAAGGCGCAGGCTGCTATCGAGCAGGCAATGTCGGCTCTGGATGCTGAAGGGGCTGAAATGTCCGTTACAGCAGAAGGAGTGAAAGTTGATCTGGCAAATGTTGAAGTGGATTCCGATGTAGCAGCAGCTCAAATTGAAGCGGCTCTTGGTATGGAATCCGGGACACTTGCAGCCAACGGCATTGAAGTACAGGCAGGAGCAACAGTGACAATTCCACAGGAATTGGTACAGGTTGATACTTCTGGTATACAGAGCGCAACCGCAGAACAGACCGAAACGGAACCGGTTGAGACAAATACAACTGCAAACGTTAATATCACTGATGCGACCACAGATGCGTCCGGAGCAAAAGAGCAGGCACAGTCAGAGGTTGAAAGTACATTCTCTGAATCTATGCCAGCAGACGGACATACAGATGTAACTCTCGATCAGACCAATAATGCAGCAGAAGTATATTCTGAAGTTGCAGGAGAAGTACAGTCTACATTCTCAAATCCGATTCCTGCGTCTTGTACAGTTAATGTAACTCTTGACTGGCATATCACGAACCCTAGCGCCGGAATAACAACATCTGGAAGCGGTTCATCCGTTACAGCTTCTATTGCAGGTAATGCAGAGGGAAGCATCGTTACCGGACCGTTATTATCCTGGGTAGGCGAAGATGGTCCAGAAGCTATTATTCCTCTTGGCTCAAAACGCCGAGACAGAGGCATGGACTTGTGGTTACAGGCTGGACGGGCATTGGGTGTCAAAGAGTATGCAGACGGCGGCATGATTGGTGATGTTCCGTTGTCAGGCGGTTCCTCAGACTCGACTTCTGGAGATTCTTCTGGTAGCGGAGACAAGGGGCAGGTTGTGATTAACATGAACCCTGTGTTCAATATCAACGAAAATAGCGGAAATGATACTGTCAATACCATCAAGGAAAAACTGAAAGAGCTGATTAATGAGATGTCTGGTGAACTGGCAACAAGATTACTTGAATCATATGCAAATATGCCAACTTAGGAAGGAGGGGAAACATGGAAGTAACTGTAAAAGAAGCAGCTAATAAGAAATCCAGCCTTCGTTTTCCTTCTCTTCCAGACAAAGAGATAAGGGTCAAAGGAAATGCAAAATATCAGAAATACGACATTATAAAACAGGGCGTGTTTGCATTTCCAACCGGACCTGATATAAGAACATATGAATGGGATGGATACCTCTGGGGAAGAGCCAGAAAAAAGATGTCCACCATACATACGAAGTGGCTGGATCCGAAATCTGTTATAAAGAAGCTGGAAAACTGGCGAGATAAGGGAACGGTTCTGAACCTTATCATTTCTGCCGGCGGCGGCATCAATGTTGATGTGACGATTAATAGCTTTGAATATAAGAAATTTGGCGGGAAAGGAGATTACTCTTATAGCATTTCCTTTTATCGTTATCGTCCGCTTAAAATCCAGACCACAAAGGACCTTGGCATTGATAAGAAGAAAAAGAAGACGACAACCCGAACAAACCTGAAAAAGAGTTCAACAGATAAGAAAAAACAGACATACACCATTAAATCTGGTGACTGCCTGTGGAATATCGCAAAGAAATTTTACGGATCAGGAGCAGATTGGAAAAAGATTTATGATGCAAATAAGACAGCGATAGAAAAGGCTGCGAAAAAATACGGGCATAAGGATAGCGACCAAGGGGATTGGATATTCCCTGGAACTATCCTTACGATACCGTAAAGGAGGTTAGATGGTTGACCCACTTAAATATTCTTATTATCTGGTACTTGTGACCGAGAAAAAGAAGAAATACGACATAACAAATTTTGTTGAAGATCTGGGCTGGGAAGAACTGGAAAATGAGCTTGCGGCGAAGCTGTCGTGTACGGTGAAGAACGATAAGACCACAAAGGGCAGACTCTCCAGCTTGACGAAACCTGGATGTTATCTGTACCTGTATTACCGATACAAGACAGGAACTGCACATGAAGCCATGCGTGGCCGGATTGTAGAGTGGAATCCATCTGCTAAATTGAGCAGCCAGCCGCTACAGCTGAAAGCTTATGATAACCTGTATGATCTGCAGGAGTCCGAGGACTGCGTATATTATTCAAGTGGTGCCCGGACAAAGCAGGTTATACAGGATTTTTTCAAAAAGTGGGGTATAACAATAAACAAATACACCGGTCCAAACGTAACTCATGGCGTGATAAAGGAAGATAAAAAGAAACTTGGCACACTGGTTAAGGACATCTTGGATGAGGCGAAAAAGAAAGGCGGCGGATATTCCGTTATTCGTTCCGTAAAGGGCAAGGCGCAGATTCTGGGAATTGGCAGTAACAGCAATATCTATCATTTCGGTGAGACCGAGAACATGATAAGCGTTTCTCATAAAATAAGCACTTCGGGAATGGTCACGAGGGTGAAAATTCTTGGAGAGGCAGATGATGATAAGCGCAGACCAGTAGAAGCTACAGTTGATGGACAGACGAAATACGGTATCCGGCAGAAGATCATTACAAGAGCCAAAGACGATAGCTTGGATGAAGCAAAAAAGACAGCAAAAGAGACTCTTGAAGATGATGGAAAACCGAAAGAGGAAATCAAGGTGGTTACTGTTGATATGCCAGTTATCCGGAAAGGCGACATTGTTCATATAAAAATGTCGACGGGATCCGGTTATTACTGGGTAAAAGCAATAACTCATGACTGCGATAAGATGGAAATGACAATAAGCCTAAAGAAAACAAAGCTGAAATCTTCATCTTCTTCCAGTTCTGGAAACAAGAAAAAGACTGGAAATTTTAGTGTTGGCGATACAGTCAATTTCCATGGCGGTACACATTATGTTTCTTCGGATGCGTCATCTGGCTACCAAGTTGCAGCAGGAAAAGCAAAGATCACGCATAGTAATCCGGGCAGCGCACATCCTTGGTGTCTGGAAGGTCTTGATTGGAGCGAAACACACCTATGTGGATGGGTAGATGAAGGAACATTCGATTAACGGGAGGTAGAGGATGGCATTTGATAGTAATGATGGAGTGTCGAGACTGGCAGCAGCTCTTGATAGTAGAATGAAACAGCACGCAGATAAACCCCTATGCCTTGATTTTGCAGAAATTCAGGCAGATGGTAGCCTACTCT